TTCACCACCACCACCTATACCCACAAAGGTAACCACCACATGAGCCAAGACCTTCTTAACGAGATGCTCGAGCACCAATCCAACGTTCGAGCCCTCGAAACCCAAGCCCGCGAGTCCAACCGCTCGGTAATGCTGGCGCTGCTCAAGCGCCTGGGCATCACGCGTGTTGTCATCACGTTCGACGGCAGCGGTGACTCAGGGCAGGTCGAGGAGATCACTTGGGAAGGCATCAGCGACCCGAACGAGCACACGTTCGAAGAAGTGCTGAAGGTCATGAAATATGGACACGGCACGCTCCATGACGTGGGGTTCTCGCCGGGCTCCACCGTGAAGGACGCCCTGAATCACTGGGCCTACGAGCTACTCGACGGCACCCAGTATGATTGGGTGAACAACGAGGGCGGATGCGGGACCATCACCATAACACCATCGCCCGTCCCCGTTGGTGAAGGCGAAGACCCTACCCCCGAGATCGCCATCGACATGAACGTGAGGATCATCACCTGCGAGAACCATTACCTGGAGGGGTAACATGGCGGACCCCTGGCACCATGCCGTGTCGTCGTCCAAGAAATGGGGCGGCGCACCCGAGGAATACTACCCGATCCATGAATGGTTCGACGGTAGCAAAGCCATCATCTGTGACTTCAGACATCGTGCGCTGCGCCACCACGCCGAGGGTATCGCCCTGTGTGTGGACCTGTTTGGCCCCACGCTCACGCTGTCCACGGGTCGCAAGATCCCCACGCGTTGGATCGGAGAACAGCATGTCCGTGAAGACTTTGGGCACATCCCGAGCTTCGTGGATTGGGTCAGGGCCATCCGGCCCGAGCCTTGGATGGGCAGCGTGCCCAAGCTCGACGTAGCTGAAACCCTTACCGAGTGAGGTAACCAACCACATGACCGAAAGCGCCTACCTTCCGTCCGATGGGAACCTAAAGATACGTGGGTTCCTCAACTACAATCCGATCGAGTTCAAGCACAACAAAGACGAGGCCGACAAGCGTATCGAAGCCTCGGTTATCTCGCACAACTTTGGCTTCGGGTTCATCTACCTCCAAGCCGCTGACGGGCACCCGGAGCGGGTCGAAGTGTTCATCAACTCGGCCGTGGATGCCGTCAATTGGACGCGGATTTACAGCGGCCCCGTCCGCGACCTGGCGACGGCACCAGGCCGCCACAAACTCATGAAGGAGATCGCGATACAGGAACTTACGGGCAAAGATTACGAGGACATTCTAAACGTTTAACCCCCACCCCCCACTACCTACGGAGGTAACCATGGCACGCTACCGCGTGTTGATCACTGAGGTTGTCCGACAGGAATACTCCATCGAGGTGGACTCGACGGGGTCATCCCAAGCAATGGAGGACGCCGAGGAGGAGCTACACGCAGCCCAACCTGAACCATACGACACTGACATCATCGACCGTCAGTTCGAGGTGGAGCAACTCTAGGTCCGACCAAGACCGCGCTCTCATCAACCACCACCACGCCTACCAACCATCACACCATCTCATACCCACCCATACCCACAAAGGTAACCATCACATGAACTTCACCATGCTGTCCGACCGTTTCCGCGCTCTGCTGGATGCCCGCATCTCGCTGGAGATCATCTCCGCACCGGGCCGTGGCAAGTCCACGTTCATCGAAGACACCATCGCCCGTGAGTCGGCGCGGGACGGCGAGCCCTGGGGCTTGTCCACGTTGTTCCTTGCGACGCAGACCCCGCCTGACCTGATCGGCTACATCATGAAGGGCGAGCGCGTCTACGACGGTAGGGTTCTTCCCATCTCCGAGCCGACCATGCCGGGCTGGATGTTTACCCGCGACGGTAAGCCGCTGTCTCACTACAAGCGCGGCATAGTGTTCCTCGACGAGTATGGTCAGGGCGAGGCTGACGTGAAGCGTGCGTCGGCTGAGTTGCTGCTCAACGGCCGCCTGGGTCCGTGGGCCATCCCCGAGGGCTGGACTGTCGTGGCGGCATCCAACCGCGCCTCGGATCGCTCGGGTGTCACCAAGAGCTTCGACTTCGTGATCAACCGGCGCTGCGAGATCCACGTCACCGACGATCTGGCAAGCTGGGAGAGTTGGGCGTTCGCCAAGGGCGTGGACCCCACGTTCATCACCTTCGCCAACCAGAACCCGCATATCGTGTTCTCGGACGGCGTGCCCGACAAGCAGGGTCCGTGGTGCACGCCTCGCTCCCTGGTCATGGCCTCTACCTTGCTGGGTAACATGCGGGACGCTGACGGGCGGCTCCCTGTGGATGCGGTCGCCGTGGAGATTGCCTCGGGTATGATCGGTGAGGCAGCAGCCGCGCAGCTGTTTGCCATGATCCGCCTCGGCCTGGAGATGCCCGACTACAAGGACATCATCGCCAACCCAACCAAGGTCAAGGTTCCGACCAAGCCCGACGCTCAGATGCTCGTCACCTACAATCTGGCGGCGCGCGTCACGGCGCAGGACGCGGACCCGGTCATCACTTACATGATGCGTATGCCCAAGGAGTTCGCGGTCACCTTCGCCAAGGTCGCCTGTGTCCGCGAGCCCCGCCTGATCTACACCAACGCCTTCGAGAAGTGGGCTGACGACAACGCCACTCTGATGACGGCCATCACGACCGTCTGATCCTCGCACGGCGCTGTGTCCCTTCCAGCGCCAGCAGACAACGGGAGTTTGTCCCTCTTGTTGGCAGCCGGTGAAAGCCCGGCACCCCATTCCATACCTAGAGAGGTAACCATGCTACAGGACGTTGGCGCGGCACAACGCGCCATGAACACCATCGAGGAAGCCATCGCGAACTACCACGCCAAAGGGTTTTATTCCCCTGTGATGAACTGGGCCGACATCAAAGCATCTGGATGCGAGACGCACGCCGAGTTTAATAAGCTGGTTCGGCGCCGTGGCGTTCCCGAGAGTGTCTGCCGCAAGATCGTCCGCCAGCACGCCAAGGAGAACAAGTTTCTGTATGTTCACCATGAGACTACCTTGCGGCATTACCCAGCGCGCGACGTAGCGCCTACTCCCGTCGAGAAAGTGTATATCCCCAAGCTCAAACGGGCTGCGCCGCTCATGGCCACCATACTGGTGGCGGGCACAGCGGTGCCGAGCCAGTGGACGCAAGATAACCATCCGATTGGGTATTTTAGCGGCCACGCGTCGTTCTACGCGATACGGTTCAGCGACCCCGACCAGTTCAAGCACTGGTGCGACCGGCTAATGACCAACCCCGAGTGCATCAAGGCACTGGGGTTTACCCCAACGGGTAAGCCCTGATGGTGGAGCATTGGACCACCGCTGCCCGAACCATCGCTGAGCAAACCTTGGGCCGCATGAATAATATCTTCTCAAGCGCGGAGTCTATCGGGCTTGCTGAATACCGTCTCGCCAAGATCCTCGAATACGCCCGCAGCATAGGGAACCCCGACATGCCCCGCAAAACTTACACCATCACACTACGGGTGGATTACAACACCCAAGACAAGGTTGAGATCACCACCAAGCTGGTGCGTCAGGCGGCGCGCAGGTTATCCACGCAGGTAAACCTGATCGCTGACAAGCGTAAGCCTCAGATCGCTGTGGAGTCCGAGGACTTCTTCATCGGCACCGAGCAGATCGACCTGGCTGTGATGGACGACGAGGTATAACGCGCTCTCATCCAGCATCCACGTCCACCATACCAAGCGCACGCTTTAGCTCGTGAAAGTGCCTATCCAAATGCTGCTCCAGCCGGATGATTACCTCGTGATCCTGCTGGTCGATGACGAGGTTCTTGATTGCCCGGCGACGGTCTACCTGAGCTTGGCGATTGGCCGATAACAGCAATATCGGACCCGTGAACGCCGCCTGAATCGACAGGAACAGGTTCAACAGGATGAACGGATACTCGTCAAAATGGGTGATACCCAAGACGTTGACCGTTACCCATATAAGTAATATCCCGGTCTGGATTAGGATAAACTTCCACGACCCGATAATACCCGATAGTCTGTCCGCCAGCCTCTCAGAGTATGACACCATAACACCCTCAGACGTTTGGATGTTTATACTTAATTCTACCACCACGTTCAACTAATACACGCCACCAACCACAAAGGTAGGAGAACATATACATGGACGACATTACCCTTAAAGGTAACGCCATGAAGATGGCGATGATCCTCGCACCCGACGAAGTGTTCAGGCCCGGCACCAAGTGGATACTTAACAGAAAATTCGAATCTGGAGCACCGCTCAGAAAGGGCAAGGTCGTCGTAAGTAAGGGTCTATGTGTTCACGAGGATTGTGTTGACGAAAAACACCACATAACCTTCAACGCCGTTGATCGTGACGGCTACACGTCCGAACATATTACTTATACGAAGGACTTGCTCCCCTATACAGGGGAGTAATCATCACTACCTAACAGCCTCCACCCGCCACCCACCACCACCACCACCACCACTACCCACAAAGGTAACCACCACATGACCGCCACCCAAACCAAGGTCATTGATCCTTCGATCAAGGCCAAGAAGAACGACGTCTCCAAGCTCACCCGCGTCGATCTGACGCCTCAGCAAGCCAAGCAGTGGGAGATGACCCGCTCGGCGCTGCTGTGGGGCGCACCGGCCTTCACGCACATCCTCTATTCGATGATGACGGTGAAAGACACCCGGTCGGACAAGGACGACAACATCGCCATCTTCACCAAGGACATCCCCGTCGCTGCGACCGATGGCTCGCATCTGCTGCTCAACCCGGACACGTTCTTCAAGTTCGCGCTGGGCGAGCGTGTGTTCGTCGTCGCCCATGAGATCATGCACTGCGTCATGGATCATTGTGGCCAGATGCACGCCTTCGAGCGTCGCGGCAAGATCAGTTACCCCTCGGGTAAGTCGCTCAAGTATGTTGACCAATACATGAACGTGGCGGCTGACCTGGTTATCAACGACCTGCTGGTCGAGTCCAAAGTTGGTTCGTTCAACAAGGAGTGGCTGCACGACACGAACGTCGCGCGCGGCACGGACTCGGTGATCGACGCCTACGCCAAGGTCTACAAGGAGCAGCAGAAGCAGGGCGGTGGCGGTGGTGGCGGTGGCGGCCAGGGGAAGGGTAAGGACGACGGTCCAAACGAGGGTCAGAACCCCGGCCAGAACCCCCGCCAGGGCTTCGACCAGCACCTCAAGCCCGGCACCGCTGACGGCAAGGACGCTGAGCAGAAGCAGCAGGAGCGCAACCCGCAGGAGTGGAAGACCGCCGTTGCTGCCGCCCGTGACGCCGCCAAGGCCCAGGGCAAGCTGCCCGCAGCGTTGGAGCGGTTCTTCGGTGACATGCTCGACCCGCAGGTGAGTTGGTCCGAGAAGATCCAGGCATTCTTTGCCCGCAAGGTTGGCTCTGGCTCGTATGACTGGCGGCGTGCCGATCGTCGCCTGATTGTGCGGGACATCTATGCGCCGGGCCGGTCGGGCTTCGGGGCTGGCACGGTTGTCGTCGGCTTCGATACGTCGGGCTCCATCTATGCGGACGCGACTTTGATCGACCGCTTCATGGCCGAGATCGGCGGCATCCTGTCGGACGTGCGGCCCAAGCGTCTGGTCATTCTGTGGTGCGACGCCAAGGTCCATCGCCACGACGAGGTGGACGAGCTTACGGATCTCAAGGGCCTCAAGCCCGTGGGCGGTGGCGGCACGGCATTCGAGCCGGTGTTCGACTGGATTACCCAGCAGGGTATCGAGCCGGATGCTCTCGTCTATCTCACCGACGGTTTGGGTAGCTTTCCCACCACGGCACCCAATTATCCCGTGCTGTGGGGCAACATCTACGAGGGCTCCAAGTATCCGTTCGGTGAAGTCGTGGACGTTCCCAATCAGAAGTAGGGCGAATACCTAAGTAGTCGGTAAGTAGCCGGTGTACCAGTGTAGTACTACGTACTACACTGGCCGCTTACCCACATAGGTATAGAGATGAACGAGAAAGTCTTTCACCCGGACCACTACGCCCGATTCAACATCGAGCCCGTCACCTTCATATCCGCCAACCGGCTACCCTTCGATGTTGGCAACATCATCAAATACGTCTGCCGGTACGACGCCAAGAACGGACGGCAAGACGTAGAGAAAGCCCTCCGCTACTGCGAGATGCTGCTGGAACGCCTCGACCGCGAGCAGCGCATCGCTGACGGCGAAGATGCCGATGATGTTTGGAAGCGCGTCCTCTAACGCGCACTCAAAACACAGGGACACGCAAGACCACACATGAACAAGCTCACACCCTACCAACTCGACCTGCCGTTGCCGCCCACCTCTCAGCGCCGTGGCGGCCTCACTCGCTGGGCGAACCCCACTTACGTCGCCAAGGTGAAGAAAGCCCGCACCGACATAGTCATCTGGAACCGGGCGATGGATGAATATCTTATCCGCAGCCGCAACTCCGGGATGACCTTCTTACAGTGCAGCGACGGGCTTGGCGTGGCCCAAGCCACCGCCCGCTCCCGCGCCATCGCGTTGGGGATCTGGACCCCAAAACCGAGGAAACCCACCCATGAAAATAGGCGACACCAGCCTGTGGATGCACAACCTGCACCTTCGACCGGATATTCGGGAGATGACTAGGGGAGGATTCACGGACAAGCTCCGCAACAGCACACGGAGGCTATTTCGTATGGCCGAGCCAAGCGGGAAATTCGAAGAATACATCGAGCACAAGCTAAGTGAAAAAGCGATGGTCTGCGCGGCGTTACTGGCTCCAAGGGAAGCGTTCACCCCTGGTACTTTGTGGACATGCACCGAGGACTCTCCCATGTGCGCGAACGTGCATAATGGAGACATAGTAAAGATCCAGAACATATCGCACGAGTACCCGGACGGGACGATAATACTACTCGCGGATACTCCCGATGTTACGGGCTGGTACATCCCGGCGACTTCACTCAAACCCTATTACCCACAGAGGTAATCATGGACCGCGTAGTTCCACCCAATACCAACGTAAGACTCCCTCACCTACAAGCCTTCGCCAGTAAGATTAGCGAGATGCTGATTGAGACATGCTCCGACCCTAAACTTAAAAACATATTTGTTCGCGGGCGCTTGGCCATCGACGCCTTAGACGCAGAAGAACTAAGCGGTTTGGATAAAGAGGCATGGGTATATTCCTATGGCGGCGGCGACTGGCCCCAACGCGCCGCCTCTCGGGGGGCTTCGTATTTGTACGAGTCGTTTGGGAATTTTTCTGAGAGCGGAGGACAGCGCAGGGTGACCATACTGAACTGGTCGATCGACTATCTGCGCGAAGTCTTACCAGAAGAAAAACTACTTACCTACGCCGCGCTCCTCCTCGCCTAACAACCCCATACCCACAGAGGTAACCATGGATACATCCACCATACTGGTCACCCTTGGCGGACTGCTGAGCGTCACGGTGCTGAACCTGACCCTCGTCGCCATCAACGTCCACGCCACCAAGCTCACCATGCGAGCGACCTCACAGGCGATGCAAGCCGCCGAAGACGCGTCGGAAAGCTGCCTTAATGCTTCGCAAGCCGCGAGTTTTGCGGATGAAGCCGGGGGCCGTCTGCGGGCAGCCATGATGCGCCCATGAGTTCATCCATTATTTCAGGCCCATTGGCACCTGAGGAGATATCACCTCGGGACCAAGAGCTTGAGAGTCTAGAAGACGCCGTGCTGGATGCGGTGATTGGGGACGCTCACATGCAGGTGTTCGCTGAGCGGCTCAACAACGAACTGATCCGCGCCTGCTCCGACAAAATACTTAAGAGCCGCCTGAAGGCGGGGGCTAAGGCGATAGCAAACTTTGACCATGGGAAGCTGCTGGAGCTTGATAGTTGGACTTGGGAATACAGGCGCGACACTCTTAAGTTAGACCGGATTGTGGCGTTGATAGCGTCGTATATGTACGAAGCCTGCCACCTGACGGGGGCGGGGCGGACCTCAGCGGTCTACCACACCCTTAGATGTATACGCGCCCACGGCAATAGCGCGCATATCACATACCCCAGAACCGACGTAATCCTGTTGATTTTGTAAACCATCACACCACCACACCACCACACCACCACACCACCACACCCTCTTACCCACAAAGGTAACCACCATGACAGCATTCACCGACCGCCGCTTTGAGATGATCACAGACGAGCTTCGCCCCCTTATGCAGTCTTTGAAGTATTACGCGTCTTACTTCGCGGCGACCCCGCAAGACTTCATCGGGCTGTTCATCAAGCCCGAACACATCGAGCCTTTGCGCGTCGCCAAAGAGATCTGCGAGCCCAATACATTTACGAACCACCAGTTCTACTCCCGGTGGCGAGTGAACACGGCGGACATTGGCGCGGAAAATCCAGACGAAGTCATGGTCCAATTTACTTACGTGACCCGATCCGAGCATGGCGGCTTCGACTTGCTTATCCCTCGGTATGCCAACAAGGGACCATTGACCGAGCGCTCGCCGGAAGCCGAGCAATTCGCGCGTCGGATCGACGACTACATCGCCTTTCGGATGAAGCTGCGCGCCGACATCACCAAGGCGTTTGCCGTGCTTGAGACGCTGAACAAGATCTGCGACACGCCCAGGCAGGTTCGATACTTTCTCCCCGGCATCGTGGCGCTGCTGTCGGCAAACCCTAATACCAAAAAACAGGGCGACGCACTGCGGGACTACAAGGTGCCGACGTCCATCCCGCCGACATCGCCCGAATTCCGCGATGCGTGCTCAGCCACGCAGAAACTAATCTCCCGTGCGCTGCTGCTGCCTGACCCCAACATCAAGGGCTATGACCTGATCGGGCGGGTGTCTCTTGGGTCGTTTGAACGTGGCACCCCGGCGATTCGGTATCCGTGGGCGAAGCCGTTTTTCACGTTGGATGGTGACTAAACAAGTTGCGGCGGCGACCCCACCACGAGTCGCCGCCGCGTAGTCCCCTACCCACAAGTAGGTGCCGAGAATGAACAACCCGGCCCGGCACCTGTAACCCAGGTGGGTACGTCCGTCAATAATTTCAAGGCTTGCAGGTAATATGCAAAAAATCTTCGTAGATGTGGAGACCTACTATGACAAGGATTACAGTCTCCGAAGGATGACACCCATCGAATACATTAAAGACCCGCGCTTTGAATGTATTGGTTGGGCCGTTTCTAGAAATGGACTTAGCGGGTTCATGGAAGAAGATGAGTTCCGGGAGTTCTTGTTTACCCTACGGGGTAAGCGAATCGCGATGATCTCGCACAACGCGCTCTTTGATATGAGCGTCTTGGCGCAGAGATTCGACTACACCCCCGACCTGATGATCGACACGCTGGGCATGGCTCGCGCCATGTGGGGGCACAAGTATCAACGCCTCTCGTTGGAGATTTTGAGCCTGCAACTCGGGCTTGGGGTCAAGGGCGACGTGCTGCCCTTGCTGTCGGGCATGAGCAAAGCCGCCATCATCCAGGCGGGCCTGTGGAACCGGCTCAAGGCCTACGCCGTCAACGACTCAGATTTGTGCGAGAAGATCTACCACCGTGCGATGGACGAGGGCTTTCCCGCCAGCGAGATCCTCGTCATGGATAACGTGCTGCGATGTGCGGTGAACCCGCAATTCCAGATCGACCGCACGGTGCTGGCTGAACACCTCGCGATTACCCAACAGGGTAAGGAACAACTCCTCGCAGCGTGTGGGATGAACGACCGCGACGCGCTTATGTCGAACGAGAAGTTCGCGGCTGCGTTGCGGAACCTGGGTGTGACCCCGCCCCTGAAGCGCTCGCTGCTGACCGGCAACCAGACCTATGCGTTCGCCAAGACCGACTTGGCGTTCCAGGCCCTCGAGGAACATCCCGACCCACGGGTGCAGACGCTTGTCTCGGCACGGCTTGGCCTCAAGTCCACCATCGAGGAGACGCGCACTCAACGCATGATCAACATCGCCAACCTTGCGTGGGACGGCGAGCCCCTGATGCCCATCCCCCTCAAATACGCGGGCGCTCACACGCACAGGCTATCGGGCGACTGGCGGATCAACATGCAGAACCTTCCCCGTGGCGGGAAGCTGCGCAATGCGCTGCTGGCACCCCCTGACCTAGAGATCGTGGTCGCGGACGCCGCTCAGATCGAAGCACGCGGCGTGGCGGTATTCTGTGGCCAGGCCAACCTGGTGCAAGCGTTCAAGGACAAGCTCGACGTGTATTCGATGTTCGCGTCCGAGGTGTTCGGTAAGCCCGTAAACAAGCGGGACAACCCCATTGAACGCTTCATTGGTAAGACGGGCATCCTCGGGCTGGGGTACGGCGTAGGCGCTCCGAAATTCCAGGACACCATCAAGACCAGCTCGAAAAATCAAACCGGCACGCAGGTCGATATGTCGGACCTCGAGGCCTCGAACACGGTCAAGAAGTACCGGGAGCTTTACCCCTGCATCCCGGCGATGTGGAGGACTCTGGACAAGGCCATCCCCATGATGACCGACAAGAAGTGCTTCATGCAGATCGGCCCCATCAAGATCGAGTTCGGGCGCATCGTTCTGCCCAACGGCCTGACGCTGAACTACCCCAACCTTCGACGCGAAGAAACCGGCTGGGTGTTTACCTATGCGGGTAAGACCAAGCACCTCTATGGCGCGAAGCTTCTGGAGAACATCATCCAGGCCCTCTCCCGTCTCGTGGTGATGGAAACCGCCACGCGTATCCGGGTCAACTACCAGCATAAATTCGTCATGCAGGTCCACGACGAGCTCGCTTACTTGGTCCCTCGTGGCGAGGGAGAGTCGTTCAAAAACCTTCTGATCACGGAAATGTCGGTGCCTCCGACCTGGATGCCCGATTGGCCGCTTGCTGCCGAGGGTGAGGTTGGCCGCAGTTACGGCGAAGCTAAATAGGGGGAAACCCTAATCAAATCGGTCATAGCATGAACGGTACAAAATAGCACAAAATAAAGCGTTGACATCGCTCAATTCCTGCACATCTTATTGCCGAAGGTTCACAATAACCACCATGGCAAATAACAGCATGACCAAGAAAGATAGCCTTTCGGATCACGAAATACTTAGGTTTCGGCAGGAATACCGGCTGACGGAAATGCAGACCATCCTGTTGAATGCCTTCCTGACTAATCCCATCGTCACCGAAGACTTGCTCCGGGACAAATACGGTATCAACCGGAACCATCAGGTCTTCATCCATCGACTTCGCCTGAAGCTGACGCCCAAGGGGGTCAATATTCAGTCGATGCGAAGCCTCGGG